GAACCCGATAAATTATTAAGCGAAGTATTTATGTTAGGAGAAGATACGCAGGGAGATATAGACGATGCATTAAGCGCAGTAAGAACAATTAAAGTATAATAAAATGAAAAACATTTTAGACAAAATCAATAAGGCTTACGAAGTCGAAGCAACTAAGTTAGCAAAACACGAAGTAAACTTAGCAAATGTTAAAGAAATTCCAACGCGATTAAAAAAGATTTTAGACACTCAAAAAAAGTTAGATAAAATTCTTCCGCAGTTAGACAAGTTACAAGTTGAAAAAAAAGACGCTATTAACTTGTTAAAAATGTACGTAGAACAAGACACTAAATTTTTACAAGAAATTGAAACGCAAGTAAAACAATTAGGCTTAGACGAATCTACCGTGCCAAACTTAAAAGCGTTTAAAATAGAAGTTGATAATTCAAAAACGGCTTACCTAAATAAATAAAAACAAAATGAAAAACATTTTAGACAAAATCAACAAAGCGGATGAAATTCAAGCCAACAAAGTTGAACTAGGTAAACACGAAGTTGAGTTAGGAGTTGCAGATAATTTGAAAAAAGCGTTAAAATTATATACTGATTCGGTTTCTAAATACGGAAAAGATTTAGATAATGCCTTTGTACCTATAAGAACTTTAGAAAAAGCAATAACGGAATTAAAAGGACGTGTTTCGGAAGTTGTTTCAATAGCGCAGGAATTAAGAAAATCCGAAGATAATGTTTCTAGTGAATTAGATATAGTTAGAAAAAAAATTCAACAAGCTAAAGAAGATTTAGGAATAAAAATAGATATAAACGATGTTGTTGATTTAGGAAGCCTACAAAATAGTAATAAAATTTCTGCGAATATTCAAAAAGATGCTGCGGATTATGTTAAATATGTAAATAGTTTACAAGCACCAAAAATCTAAATAAACAAAATGAAAAATAGCACACTACTAGAAAAAATCAAAGCGTTGTTATCTAACGAAGTAAAGTTAGAACAAATGCTTATGGGCGACGGAGTAACCAAAATTGAAGCGGATTCTTTTGAAGCGGGAAAAGAGGTTTTTGTCGTAACTGAAGACGAACAAAAAATAGCCGTTCCCGTAGGCGAATACGAATTAGAAGACGGACGTATTTTAGTTATCGTTGAAGAAGGTATTATTTCCGAAATCAAAGAAAAAGAAGAAGAAGTAGAGGAAGTAGAAGAAGAAGTAAAAGAGGAAACTACCGAAGCAATGCCCGAAGAAGAAATGAGCGCGCCTGTATCTAATCCTAAAAAAACAATCGAATCTATTGTTAAAGAAACGTTCTTTAGCGAAATGGAAAAACTTAAAGAAGAAAACGAAGAGTTAAAAGCAGAATTGGCTAAACTTTCCAAAGTTGAAGTAGTTGCAACTGAAGCAACCGAACTTAGCGAAACACCTACCCCAATTTCTTTTAACCCCGAGAACGAGGCTAAAGCCGATTTTATTAAAATTGGTTCAAAAGCACCACGCGGAATTATGGATTCCGTTTTAGACAAAATTTATAAATAATTAAAATTAAAAACAATGCCAAATCCAAACATTACAACGTCTTACGCAGGCCAATGGGCAGGTAAGTACGTTTCTGCCGCTTTATTAAGCGCACCAACTATCGAAGGCGGCGGGGTAACCGTTATGCCTAACGTAAAATTCAAAAGCGTTATCCAACGTTTAGAAACAACTAACTTTTTGCAAGATGCTTCTTGCGACTTCCAACCTGCGGGACAAGTTAACTTAACCGAGCGTGTGTTAGAGGTTAAAGACCTTCAAGTGAATATGACACTTTGTAAAAAAGAGTTTCATTCAACTTGGCAATCTATCGAAATGGGTTATTCTTCTTTCGACACTTTGCCTAAATCTTTTGCAGATTACCTTATCGCATACGCCGCTGAAAAAGTAGCCGCTGCTAACGAGGTTTCTATTTGGCAAGGTAACGGAGGTCTTTCGGGTGAATTCGATGGACTTTACTCAACTGCATTGGTAGACCCTTTATTACCACCCGCTCAATTAGTTCCTTCGGTTGCAGTGGATGCTACTAACGTAATCGCTCAATTACAATTAGTATACGATGCTATCCCTTCAACACTTTACGGAAAAAGTGACTTAAAAATTTACGTTTCTCAAAACGTTGTTAAGGCTTACGTTGCTGCTTTGGGTGGGTTCGCAGTTGCTGCTACTTCGAATTCAGGGGTTAACGCTCAGGGTACAATGTGGTATAACAACGGAGCGTTGACTTTCAACGGAATTCCTTTGTTTATGGCGAACGGATTACCTACGGATTCAATGATGGCTACAACTACTTCTAACCTTTACTTCGGTTGTTCTTTGTTGAGCGACACGCAAGAAGTTAGAGTAATTGATACTTCTGCTACTTTAGGAGATGATAACGTTCGTGTTATTATGCGATACGCTGCGGGTGCGCAATACGGAGTTATCGAAGATATCGTAGTTTACGGATAATCAACCTAACCAAAATATAACGGGGTGGTGGATAAAACTGCCACCCTTTTTTTTAACATTAAAAAACTAAAATTATGAGCTGCGATATTTCACACGGTAGATTAGAGCCTTGTAAAGACGTTGTAGGTGGACTTAAAAACATCTATGTATTGAATTACGGACTTTACGACGAAACCGACATTACATACGATACTACAACGGGTTACGAAGACCAAATTACGGCAATTACTTTACCCGCTTTGTCTTCTATTTACAAATTCGAATTAAAGGGTACAAACTCCTTCGAAACAACTATTACAAGTTCACGTGAAAACGGAACTACATTCTTCGAGCAAGTATTAAGCGTTCAACTTAAGAAGCAAGACGCTATTACTCACAAGCAAGTTAAATTATTATCTTACGGACGTCCGAACATAATCGTTGAGACAAACGCGGGACAATACTTTATTGCGGGACTTTTACGAGGAATGGATGTAACTGCGGGTACTATTTCAAATGGAACTGCATTAGGAGATATGAATGGATATTCTTTAACCTTTACAGGACAAGAAGCCGTTCCTGCTAACTTCTTAGATGCTTCAACCGAAGCTCAATTAGTTACTTTGCTTAACTCCCCTTCGGTAGTTAATTCTTAAGAACTTTGTTTCATATGCGTTAAGGGGGTGTAACAACCCCCTTTTTTATTGCACAAAAAAACGGATTACTAGTTATTAATATATGATAGTAGTTCAAGAACAATTAACAAGCCAAACCTTCGATTTTATACCACGTTACGGAACGCCCACAACGTGCGAACTAATCGACGAAAACACGAACGTACTTACAACGGTTGCGGGTACGTTTACGGCGGGGGATTACGTCTACCAATTTACGGGAATCTTACCCACGGAAGAAAACCACTTTTATTGGATGGTATTAAAAGACGCTAACGGAGATTTAGTATTAAAGGAACGTATCTTTTGCACGAACCAACCTATTAACACGTTCTCGGTAAACAACGGGGAATACGTAAGCAACCAAACACTTAACGACTTTATAATGTATGAGTAATAACGTTCACATACTGCAATTAGCGGAATACCAACAACCGACTATTCAAGAATCTAAAAGAGATGCGTGGGTAGAATTCGGCGATTCAAATAATTATTTCGGTTATTTGATAGATAGGTATACAAAGAGTACAACCAATTCGGCAATTATAAACAACGTAAGCCGTTTAATCTACGGCAAAGGTCTTAGCGCCTTAGACGCGTCAAGAAAGCCTAACGAGTACGCTCAAATGATGACCTTGTTTAGCGCGGATTGTTTGCGTAAAATGGTATTCGACCGCAAGTTATTCGGGCAATTTGCTATGCAAGTTCATTATAATGACAAGCACGATAAAATCTTAAAGGTTTATCATATGCCCGTGAATCTTTTACGCGCGGAAAAATGCAACGAAAACGGGGAAATAACAGGTTATTACTATTCCGATAATTGGGACGATGTACGCAGATTCCCGCCTAAACGATTTAACGCATTCGGACACGGAAAAGACAAAGTAGAAATAATGTTTGTTAAGCCTTACGGGGTTGGAATGAAATACTACGCTTACCCCGACTACCAAGGCGCGATACCTTACGCAGTTTTAGAAGAAGAAGTAAGCGAC